AACTATGGTTTCAGCATTGGATTGCCGCCTTAATGTCCTGAGTGGTGGGAAATGAGCAATCAAAAATTCACATGGTGTAATGACTTAGACGGAAACTCCCAAACATCAAGCTTTAAAGTCCTTCAGTCCAGTTTTGGCGATGGATACACACAGCGAACGAGTGTTGGGATTAACAATCGGTCAGGCACTTGGGCGTATAAGAAAACTGGCAAAAAGGCTTTGATACAAGAGATTAAGGCCTTTTTTGATGCACATAAGGGTGCTGATTCCTTTCTATGGGATTCGCCTTTAGATGGCGAGGTTCGCGTAGTAGCAGGTGACTATATGCCAGTCAGTTTAGGTGGTGATGTCTGGTCAATCTCCACCACATTCACCCAAGATTTTAAACCTTAACTTCAATCAATTTTATACCCTCAATCGAGGGCTTTTTTGTGGGCGTAAATTATGGCTAAGCAAACAATTAATCAGGGCACAGCACCAACAGGTGTCGGTGGTGATACTTTCCGAACTGGTTCCGCAAAACTTCAGGCCAATGATGATGAGTTGTATACGCATCTTGGTGCGGCCGACGGCACTCTCACTGTAGATAAAACCCGAGCCGCATTAGGAATTGATGCAAATAAAAGCGAACTCACAATCCTGATCAAAGACTCATTGCGTCAATCGGTTGAGATTGCGTCAGGTGGATTGCAGACGGTTTTATACACGGCAAAAGGTCAAGCAACCTACATGAACATCATTCAAAAGTACGATATGAGTACGATTGATGCTTCATTAAGTGGAACGCACCCAGCATTTATTGTAGACGGTGTTGAAAAGCCTGAAATCTTTATCGGCACGTATCAGGGAAGAATCGTAAATGGTGAGTTGCTCAGTCTGCCAAATGTAGAGCCAAGCCATAGCACTAACTATGACAACTTTTTAACAGCAGCGCGAGCGTGTGGTAACGGCCACCACTTAATCACTAATGCTGAATGGAGCGCCGTGGCCTTGCAATGCTACAAGGATAACACCCAGCCGCTAGGGAATACTTATTATGGCCGCAGTTCGGAGAACCCCTTACTTGTGGGTCGCCGTCCTGATGGTTTGGCTCCAGGAAACACCACGGGATCGGCACGCACACTGACTGGGTCAGGGCCTGTGCAATGGCGACACAATGGTAAAGAAAACGGCATTGCTGATTTATCCGGTAACGTATGGGAATGGAATTCCGGAATGCGTTTGCTTAATGGTGAAATTCAAATCATTGAAAACAACAATGCTGCAAAGTCGGCCATCAATCTTGGTGCAGCATCGACAGAGTGGAAAGCAATTGACGGGGCGACTGGCAACCTAGTTACACCGGATGGCAGTGGAACCACGGCAGGCACAATCAAGTATGCTGATGGCGGCACAGCAGACTACACAATTAATGGGTCTAATTTTGGTGGTATCCGCAACTTATCAACAACCAAGCCTGTGACTGCGGCAGCTTTAGCTCGACTGAAAGCATTGTGCTTATATCCTCACATTGAAAATACCGCTTCATATAACGGTGATTACTTCTTCAAAGCAATGACTGATGAGCGCCTTCCCATCCGTGGCGGCGGTTGGAGCAACGCAGCCACTGCTGGCGTGTTCTTTCTGAACTTGGCTAACGCTCGTTCGAGCACGAGTACGGGTATCGGGGCGCGTCCAGCTTTCGTAAATCTGTAATCTGTCTTGTGTTATCTGTATGCGTGCGCGATAGCGCACGTTCTTAATTTTGTTTTGTAGAGATTTATTGTGTCTAGTGATTTATTAATCAGACAAAAATGCGAAGAAATGATTGCCTACGGCTATATCGCATTACGTCAATTTCCAAAATTTGAAAAGCATGTGCTTGCAGCAGAAATGAGGCAGGTCATGTGGGGAATATTGAGGTTAATTGTTGTTTGTAATAAACGCTACCACAAAAAAACCACACTACAAGAGTTAGACGCAGAGCTAGACCTATTACGCGCTCAGGTTCGAATTTCAAAAGAATTGGGTTATCTTGATTTTAAGAAGTATGAACACTGGGCAAGACTAAACAATGAGATCGGCTGCATGATTGGCGGCTGGATCAAAGCATTTGCTGGTAACAGTAAATAGGGGTGTGCGTTACAACGACGGTCCCTTCCCATCCGTGGCGGCAATTGGAACAACGCAGCCAATGCTGGCGTGTTCTATCTGAACTTGAATAACGCTCGTTCGAACACGAATACGAATATCGGGGCGCGTCCAGCTCTTAGAGCGTGTCAGAAGCTTAATCCCTAATGGGGGCTAGGACAGAACACTTTAAAAGGATGCACACTCCTTAGATGAAAATCTAAAAAACTAAACAGGCGGCATAGCTGAGTAGCAATTTGCGAAAACTTATGCCGCTTTTATTTTGAGATATACATGGCAATTACATACAACAATCTGTTTAGTCAGGTTTACGACTTTGAAAATTTGTATAACGCATATTTGAAGGCCCGGCGCGGCAAGCGTGATCGGCGTGAGGTTTTAAAGTTTGAATTAAATCTGGAAGAAAACCTGATCCAGTTACAGAACGAATTGATCTGGGGAACGTATAAGACAGGTGAGTATCGAATTTTCAAAGTATACGAACCTAAAGAGCGCGATGTTGCAGCACTTCCATTTCGGGATAGGGTCGTACAGCACGCTATTTTGCTGGTTATTGAACCCATCTGGGAAAAACGATTTATTGACGACAGTTATGCTTGCCGAGTTAATAAAGGTACGCATGTTGGCGCAGATCAAGCACAACGCATGATGCAAAAGGTACTAAGAAACCATGGCGTTTTATACGCATTCAAGGCAGATATATCCAAATTCTTCTACAGTATTGATCATGAGATCATGAAAAGCCTGATCAGAAAGAAAATATCATGCAAACAACTCCTTACCCTGATTGACGACATCATAGAATCATCCGGTGGCGGTGTTGGAATACCTATCGGCAACCTAACATCACAGCTATTTGCAAACATATATCTGCATGAGCTGGATGAGTATGTCAAATACCGACTATGTGAGAAGCACTATCTGAGATATATGGATGACTTCTGTATCTTTCATCACAACAAGGATCACTTGCGTCATTTACGCATTGACGTAGAGCGATTCCTATTTGAGAAGCTAAAGCTACAAACCAATGCAAAAACACAAATATTTCCAGTGTCCGTCAAGAACGGACGAGCATTGGACTTCCTTGGCTATCAAATGTGGCCCACTCATCGACGTGTAAGAAAAAGCTCAATTTCCAGAATTTACCGAAAAATAAGGTTTATGAAGAAACAGTACAGCCAGGGCAGGATTGAGGCAAAGCGCATCCAGGCATCCATTAACTCTTGGCTTGCACATGCCTCTCACGCAGACAGTCTAGGCTTACGAAAATCAATACTCAACAAGGCTGTTTTTGTTAGACAAGAGGACAAGAACACAACCACTACTGTTTTATTACCCAAAATAGAGGATTTAACCTAATGCTTAAGCTTGTATCAAACCGAAACGGCGCAGAGATTCACCAGCTCGAAGTCACACAAGATGGATGCACAATTACACCCAATATGGATGGTGTTGTGGATCTAATCAAAGACCTTAATTGCGACAAGGGAAAGATCCTAAACGCACTATCGCAATTCAACCCTGATTACGTGTGGGCAGTCACCTACGAAAAACCGCCATTAAAACCACTAACACGCCGTCAATTCCGATTGGCGCTTGTCATGAATGGCTTTGCTCTTGCTGATATTGAAGCGCTTATTAATCAAATCGAAGATGATATGCAGCGTCAAATTATTCAAATCGAATGGCAAGATGCTACGGTGTTTGAGCGAAATAATAGCAGTCTTTTCGCAATGGCAGCGCTGATGGGGTTATCTTCAGCTCAAATTGATGAACTTTGGTCGCAAGCACTAACACTCTAACGAGATTTCAACATGACATTAAACAGTGATTTTCAAAAGCTGTATGTAGATGGTCTGATCACGCTGTTTGAACTGGATGCTCGCGCTTTAGGCGCGGGCATTTTACGTTTTCATGGTCATATCTCTTATGAAGATTGGGAGCGTATTTACAGCTATATCGGATCAGACGGGTTGCTCGGGGACGTGGCTCAATTAATTGGTGAAGTGTTTGAAAGCGGTGAAAACAAAGTCTGGATGCGAAACATCATCTGGCAAGGTCAAACCTTTGAGCCGATGGCTTTGGAGGTGTCAGGTCTTGAGATGCGTTCAGATGGTAAAGCATCAGCACCCACTTTAAGCATGGCGAACAATATTGGTGGCATTCATGGCGCAATCTCGGCCTACTGCTTACAGTTTGGTGACTTTGCAGGAGCAAAGCTCAAAGTCATTACCACGTTAGCTAAGTATCTTGATGCTGAGAACTTTAGTGCGGGCAATCCAACAGCATCAAACGAAGCAAAAGAGCAACTTTGGTATATCGAGCAAAAGACTTCTGAAAATGCCAACGCTGTGACTTTTGAATTATCAAACCCGATTGACTTTGAGGGATTGAAGATACCTGTTCGACAGATTTCTAATTACTGCCACTGGTGCGCGATGGGTAATTACAGGGGGGAAGAATGTCAATTTACAGGTGCGGCAATGTTCACTGATAAAGATGAGCCAACGGACAACCCTGCGCTAGATCGCTGCTCTGGCCGACTGTCTTCATGCCGTATTCGCAATAATGAAATCCGCTTTGGTGGCTTTCCAGCGTCGAGTTTAATGTGATGAAACTAACCGCAAAACTTAAAAAAGCAATTCAAGCACATGCTGCTGAAGTTTATCCAAGCGAGTGCTGTGGTGTGATTGTGAATAAAGAATACATTCCATGCCGCAACATTTCAGACAATAAAGACCAATTTGAAATTCATCACGAGGATTTAGCTAAAGCAGAGGATTTAGGCGAGATTCAAGCCTTTGTTCATTCACATCCGAATGCTTCAGCACGCGCCTCTGATGTTGATTTGATTCAGATTGAATTGCACGAAAAACCTTGGGTGATTTGCGCTTATCCTGATGTTGAATTTCAAATGTATGAGCCGTGCGGATATAAAGCGCCTTTAGTCGGTCGCAACTATATCCACGGCATACAAGACTGCTATTCAATCGTGCGGGATTTTTACGAGCGTGAACTTGGCATCAAGTTAATTGATTTTGAACGAGAGGATGCGTGGTGGGAATCCAAAGAGAATAAGTCGCTGTACTTAGATGGCTTTGGTGAAGCGGGCTTTGTTGAAGTGAGCGACATGCAATACGGTGATGTTTTATTGTGTCGTGTTGGACGCACCGAGCATGTCAATCATGCCGTGATTTGGCTTGGCGATCAAACTCAATTGAAGTCTGAGCAAACAGAATCATGTGTTGGCTCATCAATTATTTTACATCATCCATACGGGCGAAAATCAGTGCGTGAAGTGTTTGGTCAGCAATGGCAGGAAAGAACTGTTAAAATAGTGCGATACAAGAACTTGCGAGAATAAGTATGGATATATTGTTATTAGATATGCACCAAGATACTGGCGATACTACGTTTAAAGCAAATCAAAAGATTAATCATAATCTCGCACAACTTAACCCAAACATCAGACTTTTACCAGAAAGCGTCAATGATCCTGATGTGAACGGTATGCCTTTTTTGAAGTATTTGAGCTTGGTCAATAAAACCATCCATCACAATAGTCTCTTGATTGGGTTTGATTACCCCTTGCGTGAAAAAAACTCTGCACCTGCTCATCAAGTAGTAGAAGAGGTATATAAACCAATAGCTGAATATTTTGAAAAACTGGCCGCCAAATAAGGCGGTTTTTTATTGCATGGAGAAAAGTGAATCATGCTAAAAACAATTAAGTTATACGGTATTTTGGCTAAGAAGTTCGGCAAAGAGTTTCGGCTCGATGTAGAAAATACCCGTGAAGCAATGCGTGCTTTATGTGTGCAGGTACAAGGCTTTGAACACTTCATGCTGCATGCGCATGAACAGGGTTTAGAGTTCGCAGTATTTCAAGATGAGCAAAATATTTCTGAAGCCGAAATTGACATGAACACAAGCGCCAAAGTGATTAAAGTAGTGCCAAAAGTAAAAGGTGCGGGTGGTGATGGGGGTATCATACAAACTGTCTTGGGTGCTGTCTTGGTTGTAGTCGGGGTTCTGGTCACCATTGGTACCTTAGGTGGTGGTGCGCCATTAGGTGCTGCTTTGATTGGTGCAGGTATTGGTATGATGATTGGTGGTATTGCTATGATGCTCATGCCCAAGATTGATAATCAAGACCAAAACCAAGACGGCAACAAGGCCAATAAAGGCTTTGGTAGTGCAGTCACAACAGTTGCACAAGGCAATCCAGTGCCAGTTTTGTATGGTCAGCGTGAAGTCGGCGGCTTTATCGCAAGCGCTGGACAATACCCAGAAGATTTAATGTAAATATTTAAAAAACACAGGCGCAATAAGCGCCTTTTTTATTGTCTAGGGAAATGTATGAACGCAGTAATTAAAGGCGCAAAAGCAGGCAGTGGTGAAGCAAGAAAGGCGGTAATCGCACCCGACTCAGCACAATCTAAAACCTACATCAAGATTCTTTATGGCTTGTCTGAAGGTGAAGTCGAAGGCTTGGCGAATGGCTTACAGTCTGTTTATTTAGAAGAAACGCCACTTCACAACCCGAATGGTGGATCAAATTTTCAGGATATTCAGTTTGATTTTCGACATGGTACGAACGATCAAACACACATTGAGGGTTTTCCTGATATTTCGTCTGAAACAGCGATTAATGTCGAATTGGTTTCTGGCACGCCTTGGGTTCGCGCTATCTCAAATACCGATTTAGATGCGGTGCGTGTTCGCTTTAAGTGGGGACCATTACGCCAACAAAATGCCGATAATGGCGATGTAAGCGGCATCACGATTCGTTATGCAATTGATTTGCAGACAGGTGGTGGCACATGGGCAGAAGTTTTAAACACTAAGATTTCAGATAAAACCTCAGAAAACTATGAACGCTCACACCGTATTGATTTGCCAAAGTCCGATACTGGTTGGACTATCCGTGTCCGTCGCATAACACCGAGCTCAACTTCAGAATATATCAGTGACAAAATGTATGTGGATGCACTAACAGAAGTCATCGACCTAAAGTTAAGCTACCCGAATACCGCCATGCTTGGCTTGCAATACGATGCTGAAACATTTTCCAATGTTGCCAAAGTTGCAGTCGATTTAAAAGGGGTTAAGCTTCAAGTACCGTCAAATTACAATCCTGTTGCGCGTACTTATACAGGCATGTGGGATGGCACATTCAAGCGTGCTTATACTAATAACCCTGCGTGGATTTATTACGACATTTGCACATCAAAACGCTATGCTTTGGGTGATCGATTAACGGCTGCAATGCTGGACAAGTGGTCTTTATATCGCCTTGCCCAATACTGCGACCAAATGGTGAATGATGGCAAAGGTGGTCAAGAGCCACGCTTTACTTGTAACGTATATCTGCAATCTACCGAAGATGCTTATGTAATTCTCAGTAAACTGGCAGGCGTATTCCGTGCAATTTCTTATTGGGACGGCAATTCAATTGTCTGTGATGCTGATATTCCACAAGACACTTATTTTACTTATACCCGTGCCAATGTTATCGATGGTCTGTTTGAATACACAGGCACTCGTGCGCGTGACCGTCACACAGTTGCCAAGGTTGCATGGGATAACCCTGCGAATCACTATAAAACAGAATATGTCTATGTGCGTGATGAAGCGGCTATTGCAAAGCTCGGTGTGCGTATTGCTGAGATTGATGCTTGGGGCTGTACTTCTGAGGGTCAAGCACAACGTGCAGGTCTCTGGGCATTAAAGTCTGAGCAACTAGAAACTCGCACTGTATCTTTTAAGGTCGGCTTGGATGGTTATATTCCACAACCGGGCAAAGTGATTGAAATTGCAGACGAGTTATTTGCAGGCCGTGCCAACGGTGGGCGCATCTCTGCTGTGAGTGCTGATCGTAAAGTCATTACTTTAGATCGCGATGATGTTGTGTGTCGTGCGGGTGATCGACTGGTTGTAAACGGTGAAGATGGT